GTGGGCCACCACCGCCGTAGAAAAATCACCAACGGCGCGACGCGCGCAACGGACGCGCCAACGACGCAAGTTGCGCACCCTTGCGACTGTTGCATGAGCGGTGGGCAGGTGCCATGTTGCCCGCCACCTCGCCAAGATCAGGAGCGACCGACAGCGGAACGATGTGGTCCACAGTGTCGGCGCCTGGCTGACCGCACAACCAGCAGACGTCGGACTGCTCAAGGATGCGAGACCTCATGCGCCTGAAGCTGCGGCTGGTCCGGCCATGGGTGGTGCTGGTCATCGCACACTTCCTCGGGACGCGAGAAGAAGCAGCGCTTGCGCACCGCTCCACTCCTGACAAACGTAATCGGTGGCTGTGACAGATGCAACGCCTGCGCCGATTATTTTTGAGGTCTGAGTCCGTACCACCGAACCATGCACCACCTACGACGCCTCGGACTGTGCAGCCGCCTGAGCAGCAGCAGCACGCCGGGACGTGAGCCAGTCGTGACGGTGGCCACGCTCGGCCTTGCGCCAACGCTGCCAGGACGAGTGGCACGCCGAGCACAGGCCGGCACGGATCGGATCGGCGGTCGTGCACTCGACCACTCGCTCGCACGCCACGCACTCGGTGACGATCGGCGTCGGCACGTCGTCACCCGGTCGGGCCTGAGCGGACCAGACGCCGACGATGCGCGTCGCCTTGACCATCGCACCACGCGCCACAGCCAGCAGCTCGTCGAGCTCGGCCGCATCCCTCGACGCCGTGTCGGTGAAGATCACGTAGCGGTCGAGGCCGTTCGGCTTGCCAGCGTCGTTGAGCGATCCGGCACCACCGCCGGCGCCGCTGCTCGACTTCGGGAAGCCGGGCTGGCTCTCTCGCAGATTGCGAAGTGCGGCGTCCAGGTCACGCAGCAGAGCCAGGCTCCGCAGCGTCAGGTCGCGAGCATCGCGGTGGATCTCGGCGCTTCGTCTCATGGGGTCTCCTTCGGGTTGGTGGGGATGGCTGGATTGGTCGATCTACCGCGGCCCATGCCGCGCACGGTACTGATTTGTTCTTTCATTCCTGCCCCGCATCTACCGCGTCCCGCGCCCGCCTATCACTAAGGGCGGGCCGCGGTGCCGCGGTAGAGGTCTGCACCGCGGCCCAGCCGTAGGGCCGCGATAGGCCGCGGTAGCCGCGGTAGACGTTTGAGGCGGTCGAGATGCTCACGCTGCCACCTCGCCGACGATGACGTAACGGCTCTTCGGACCCGAGCCAACGAGCTCGAGCACGCCCTGGTTCTTGAGGTCATCGACGATCGGATTCGACGTCTTGTGGTGGCAACCGAGCGCCTCGCTGATGCTGTTCTTCGACAGCCCATCGGGATGCTTCGCCAGCAGCTCCTTGATCTGGCTCGGCAGGCTGGCCTTCACCACCATGACCGGCTCGCTTATCGTGATCTTCACGCCGTCGAGCACATCGTCCTCGATCACCACCTGGGCAACCTCGTGGCCCTGCTGGTAGTGCCCGCCACGATCCTTGGCCGTGATGAGCTTGAGGATGCCTCGCACGCCCTTGGCCGGCGCCACGCTGCTGTTCACCCGATACGAGGCCCCGTCGATGGCCGCCCGCTTGCGCTGGGAGCCGATGGCGAAGCCACCAGGTGCATCCTTGGCCTTGGGCACATGGTCGAGCAGCAGCACGGCCGGGCCAAGACGGGCCATGGTGCGTGGCACCCGACGGAACCAGCGGGCCACGTCGTCGTCGCTGTTCGGATCGGCGCCGTCGAGCGCCATGGCCTCGCCGGTCGAGTCGATCACCGCCAACTTGCAGTCGTGGTCGACGATGGTGGCCGTGATCTTGCGCTCCGCCTGATCGTTCCACGCCAGCACCGGGCTGACGTAGTGGAACTGGACCTGTAGGACCGATGTCGACACGCCAAGGTTCTTCAGCCTGGTGAGCACCGAGCCGACGTGGTCCTCGAGGTCGATGTAGAGCACGTGTTCGCCGGCGAGCATGAGCTGCGCACAGGCGAACATCGCCACCCACGACTTGCCCGACCCCGACTCGCCATAGAGGGCGTTGATCCGGCCGGGATAGAGCAGCGCAGCGTCATCGTCACGCTTGAGGATCTCGGGCATCGGCGGCGTGTAGCCGTCGCTGAGCACCTCGGTGAGGTCGAGCGGGTCCCAGCCCGTCCCGAACACCTCGTCGTCGTCCTGTGCGGCACTTGTGTGGCTCTCAGGCGCCACGATCGGCACCGCAGCCAGCACCGCCTCGACGCCGGCATAGTCCTCGTCTCGGAGCGCTCTGGCGGCCCCTGAGCGGTCACCGGCGTGATCCCTGCAGGCGAAATAGCCGAAGCGGCTGTAGGAGCCCTCTGGCAGCCACGGAATGCTGCTGGTGAAGACCGTCAGCACGTCGTGGCCCTCGTGGCCCACCGTGGCGCTGATGCCGTCTCGTGGGTCCTTGCCCGGTCGGGTCCAGCCCTCTTCGCCGTCGTCCTGGCGGCTGGCCAGCGTCCACCCGTCGGCCTCGAGCAGCTGCGCCCACGTGGTGCGCTGGTTGAACCGCTGCGCCGGGCCGTCGTCGTCCTCGACGAGCCGCTTCGGGGCGACGGGCACGTCTGACGGCTTCGGCTTGGGTAGTTCGGCGATCCGCTCGATCAGCCACCGTGGCGCCTGAGCAGGTTCCAGTTCCCACGTGCCAGGCATCCAGTCATACGCGTCGATGCCGCGCACGGTCGGCGGTGCGACCACCTGTCCGCCCTCGCCCCTGATGTCGAGGCCTTGGCCCAGCCTGCGGCCGGCATCGTTGCGGATCTCCATGCCCTGGGGAATCGCGAAGTAGTAGTGCACTCCCCCGCTCGGCGTGAGCACCGTGGGCGTGTCGGGCAGGCCGCCGTAGCGGGCCTCGAGCTCGGCCAGCGTCTCATCGCCCGCCTTGTCGTCGGCCACGTCCACATCGAGCACGAAGATGCCCGACGATGACCCGGTGGCCACGCCGACGCCGTGCTCGCGGTAGAGCTCGTTCCACCACTTGTCGATCATCTCGGGGTCGGTGGTCGCTGCCTTCTGCCAGGCGCCCATCGGCGGGCGCTTCTCCCCTGGTCGAATCGGCAGCACGCGCCAGCCTCGTGAGGCGTAGGCGTGGGCGAGGTCGATCGGGTCGGCTTCGTCGGCATTCATAACGGGGAAGTTCACGAGGCCTCTTAGGTGGTTTCGTCGGTGGTTTGAGGTGTGTAGGTGATGTTCAGGCCGGAGGCGTCATAGCCCCAGCCGTCAAAGCGAAGGGTCACGCCGTTGTCGAGCACGATCTCGACGCTGTTCTCTTCATCGAGCCAGTCCTGCAGGTTTCGGCTGGCTGCGCGCGTGAAGCTCACGATCGTGCGACCTTCGATTAGGCCGGCGAACATCGACGTTGAACCGTCGGTGATCTCGACGGCCGCACCCTCAGCGAGGGCCTCAACGGCCTTGGCGAGATCGATCGCGTCCTGCTTCTGGGCGCACGTTGGGCACAACTCATTCAGCCTCAGGCTGCTGCGGTCGGTTTCAACACGGCACGACTTGCAAGGCTTCGATGTCACGATCCAAGTGGTGGGGGTTTCGGCACTGCGCACCTCGATGACCTCGTCATTGTTGAGGCGGTACGTGGCGTCGGGCTTGTTCTCAGTCATCGGGTCTCTCTTTGGCTGGGGAATGGAAGAGACAGTGTGATCCACTCGCCATGGCGGCGCACCTGGACGGCGCCGCAGCTGATGCACCGCCGCACGCGAGCGTCGAAGGTCGGCCGAGCCAGTTCGACCCAGCCGTGGACGTGGATCTCACGCTTGAGTCGTGGCATCACTTCTCCTCCTGGAGCGGGCGGTCAAGGCCGTCAAGTTCGATCAGCGCCTTGCGGAGCGGGCCAAAGTCCCAGCCTTTATCGACGAGGCGTCCCCAACCGCTGTCCACGGCCTCGATAAGCGCTCGGGCCTCCCTGACAACTGCACTTTTCAGGGAGTTGGTGTCGCGTATTTCTGGGAGTGGGTCGCCGCAGACGTGGCCTCGACCGTTGTGCCAGCGTCGGCAGCTGCTGCAGTTGTAAAGGGTCATCGCTGCTCCTTCAATGCTGCTCGACAGGCCGCAACAAGTTCCTTGCCGTAGAAGTCCCACATGGTTGCGCCATCGTCCTGACCCGCTGATGGGTCCACGATGTTTTCAGCCGTCTCACGGCTGAGCGTGATGGTCACGAAACTTGAACCAGCGTCAAGGTTCGTTACATTCGACCGTTCGTCGGCTTTGAACTCTGCCGTTCGGCTCATCGCTCCCCCTTTAGTGCTGCTCGGAACGCTCGCTCGAGGATGCAAGCCGGAGCCGTGCATTTGTCCCAGGTGCACGCGTCGTCTTGCTTGCTCAGCCACGACTCGGCGTCCTCACGGCTGATCGTGATGGTCACGCACTCGCAGTCGCCGTTGTCGTGGGCCTGCTGTGCCACCTGGCGGATCTTGTCGGTTCGGCTCATCGCTCCCCCTCTAGTGCTGCCACTTGTGTCCCCTCAGGGGTAAAGTTCTGGCTCCTCGCTCCCCCTCTAGTGCTGCTCGGGCTGCTGCTTCGATGCGAGCGAGGTAGGGCAGGTCGTACTCGTTGCCATCCAAGTCCGTCATTGCTGTCAAGAACTCGGCGTCCTCACGGCTGATCGTGATGGTCACGGTGTCGGGCTGGGCCGGAGGGCCGGTGTTGCTCGCCGTCCTTACGCAGCCGATGGAGCGCAACTGCTCATCGCTCCAACTCATCGCTCCCCCTCTAGTGCTGCTCGGATGGCCTTATCGACGAGTCCCCAAGCAGTTGCGTGAATGTGGTCGTCGTCGCTCGCCCACCCCTCGGCGTCCTCACGGCTGATCGTGATGTTCACGGTGTCCGACGATTCGGACAGGTTTGAGCCGACGATCTGGGTAAGTACGTCCACGACCTCGTCGTGTTGACGTTCGGTCTCGTCGGCCTTGACGAACCACTCGGCGATCGGCGACCAGGTCTCGTCGTGGAGGCACCGCAGGATCGCTCGATCACCCTTGAAGCCTTCGACCAAGTAGCGAGTCGTCTTGTCCTTGTTCTGTGCCGACTTCCACACCACCAGATCGCCGATGGCGTAGCCCTCGTGCTCGACCTGCGTGCTGATCTGCGCCTGGCCGATGTACGGGTTCTGACTCACAGCGACGCCTCCCACAGCTTCATGCCGAAGAAGTCGACCCGCTCGGTGAGCGTCCGGCCGATGAACGCCTCGCAGAAGCCTTTGGCGCGGTCGAGGTTGCCGAAGGCACGGTGCAACACGACCTCGCCCTTCGACCACGAGACGAGGTAGGCGCTGCCGTGGTCTTGGGTCTCGATCCTGACGAACGGGCCGGAGCGCATCAGTCCTCCTCCATCTCGACGGGGATCATCAGGTCCCAGCAGACGTCGCAGAGCGTGTGGTCCTCGGTGACCTTCAGCTGCGCCCCGCACGAATGGCAGAGGCCGGTGCGACGCCGTGACGCCTTCCACATCTCGTCGAGCGACATCGAGCGCACCTTGGCGGTAAAATCGTTCACGACGCCCGCCGCTCTGCGTCCGGGTCGATCTGCTCGATCGAGTCCTTGGTGAGGTGGAAGTAGGAACCGATCTCGGCGGCCTTGCGCTCCTGCTCGAGGCGACGGTCACGCTTCTGGCGGAACCGCTCGCGCTCGGCGAGGTACTTCGCCCGCCCGGCCTTCATGGCGTACTTGCTGCCTGGGGACTTCTTGCTCATGCCGCTGCCTTCTTTCTGTTTGCTCTGTCCATCTGCCGGTTGGAGTGCGCTTGGCGACACGGGTCGCAGGTCTCTTCGCCGGCTCGCTTGTGAGCGGCGTAACCAGCCTCGGTGCCGCACTTCGACGGCTCGCCGTCCGCGCCTCGAGCGAACGGAGCCATGAAGGCCCGCAGGAGGAAATGACGGGCGCAGCTCACGCTCTGGCACTTCACGACGGCGACGAGCTCACCATTGACCGACCGCTTGTTGATCTCCTCGGTCGGCGCCTCGCACAACGGGCACCGCACCGGGATGATGAAGGTCGGCGGGTTGGCAGCCAGCCGCTTCGCTCTGTTGCTCTTGTTGGCAGCGTTGGCGGCGTCCTTGCAGGGGCGGCACGCCTCTTCGCCGTTGCGACGGTGCCGCTGGTATCCGCTGTGCGTGCCGCATCGAACCGATCCCTTGACTCCCTTGGGCATCGTCAACCTCCCCAGGGCCCGAAGCCCGACTGGTTGAACAGGGCGAGGCCACAGCGCAGGTTCGTGGCCGGGTCCAGCAGCTGCTCACGGGTCGAGATGGCGCACGTGGCCTGCCGTGCCGTCAGCAGATCGCCAAGCGTGTTGATCTGCAGCAGGCCGAGCGACCAGTCGCCGGTCGAGGGCCGGTAGCCCGTGTTCGACGACGGGTCGCAGTGGCTCTCGCGCTCGATGATGGCCACCAGGTGCGGGATCTGGTCAGCAGGCCAGCCCACCTGAGCGGCGAGGTCGGCGAAGCAGCCCGTGACGGGCGCCGGCGGCGCCGACGGCTGCGAGGTGACCGTCACGACGGGCAACGATGGTTGCGTTGTGGTGACGATTGACGGCGGAATCGACGTCGTGGTCGGTGACGTCAACGTCGACGTCGTGACGATCGGCGCCTGGTGGGCCTTGGTGCCCTCGTGGGCGCCGGTGTTGGTCGTCGTGGCCAGCACAACAAGGACGGGCGTGGCGACGATGGCCGCCACGGCGACAATGGGTCTCAGATTTCGTCTGGATGCATCCATGATTTCGTTCTCCCTAAGGGTTTGGTGCAGGTCGTGCAGGACACGGCCAGCACACGGATCGGTGAGGCGTAGACGGCTCCGCACTTGGCGCAGTGCCAGTTCTTGACACCGCGCCAGACGGGCCGACGGATCACGCCTCGGCGACCGGCAGCTGCGTCCAGGCGCTGATCGACTGTGCGATGCGCCGGGCGTCCTCGAGGTGCTCGGTCGTGGTCAGCACGCCGTCGGACGACACGAGGACGACCTCGTGCGCCTTGGTGGCGGCGTTGTAGCGGATGGCGAGATGGGTCATGGGTCTGGGCGCCGGGGCGGTGGCGAGAGCGGGGATCAACCGCCACCGCCCCGAGAGCTGCATGGGCCTAGAACAGGTCCTCGTCGACCACGGCGGTCGGGGCTGGCTCGAACTTGGCCACGTACTTGCGCGCACCCTTCATGCCGGGCTTGCGGGGCTCCTCGGTCGAGTCCCACTTCATCGACAGCGTGCCGCCGTCGAGCGGCTGGCCCGGCTGGACGCCGGCCTTGCGCAGGGCCTCCTTCAAGGCGTCGATCATGTAGCCCTTCACGAACAGTCGGGCCTCCTCGCCGTTCGAGATGCCCGAGACAACGTACTGGTACTTCGGATCGCCGCTCGGCCAGAACACCGGCGTGCCGTCGTCGTACGAGGTCTCCTGGCTCTTCTCGATGCGCGAGATGCGGATCTTGACGATGTCGCCCTCCGCCTCGAACTTGAGCGAACTGCCGCTCGAGCCGAGGAGCTCGGTGGTGATGTCGATGGTCATTGCTTCCCTGCCTTTCGTTGGATTCGGGATCTGTCAGATCAGGCGGCGAGCGCCCGGTCGAGGTCGCCAGTCAGCGCAATGCCGCCGTCCAGCTCGAAGATGGGCGTCACGGTGCCCTCGTCCACGGCCTTGCCGAGGGCAAAGAGGCGGTTCGCCTGGTTGATGGTGAGAAGGCCGAAAGCCTTGGCCAGCGGCATGCCGTCAAGTGGCTCATTCCTTGCCGTCTCGACAAGTTTCGTGACGATGTCCTGTCCGAGGTCGGCGACCGTCAGCAGCGCGGTGTTGATCGCCAGTCGGCGCTCGGTGTAGCGCCCGGCCGTGCCGGTGATGCGGAAGGCGACCTTGGCCCGGCTGGCGTTGGTCAGGATCGACCCGACCCACGCCTGGACCTCGGGGCTGAGGCGGGCTTGGAGCTCCTTGAGCGGCTTGGCCTCCTTGGTCGTGATCTCACGGCCCTCGTCGAGCGGCTCGGGAATCTGCGCCACCTTCGACACCCAGCGGGTCAGGTCGACATCGCTGGGCACGTCGGCGGGGTTGAACTCCGACGGCCGGCGAATCGACTTGGGCTTCGGAGCCGGGAACGACAAGGTGTGCTCGCGCTCGACCTCCTCGCACATCTGCTCGATCAGCTGCGCTTGGGCGTCGGTGATCTCCTCGCCGCTGGCCAACTTGGGCACGCCGGCGGGCCATGCCTGCAACAGCGCCTGCTTCTGGCCCTGGGCGACGATCTCGCCAAGGCGACCCTTCATCCACGTGCGCCAGACGTTGCCGACGAGCTCCTCGGCACCGGGGAACGCCTCCTTGACCTTGGCGACCGTCTCGGCCTGCACCTCGTCTCGTGTCTTGCGAGACGGCTCGGGTTCAGAGACAGCCTCGACCTTCGACAGGACCTTCACCTTGCGCATCTCGCGCACCTTCATGGCGAGGTCGAGGGCCTCGGCGCCAGCCTCGAGGTCGATCCAGTGCAGGTCGCACACTGCCGAACCGGGCTGAATGTGCAGCACAACGCCTGCGTTTCTGCTCAGCGCCGGCATGGCCTCTCGCACGTCCTCGGACCCGTCGGCGGCTGCGCCTTGTACGTACAAGTTGTCGGCGGTGGCGTAGAGCGTCAGCTGGATGGCAAACGACAGGGCGCCCATGAGGCTCGACCCCGTCTTGACGTCGGCGACGTAGAGCTGCTGGCCGTCGCTCAGCACGAGGTCGAACGTGCCGGCCACCTGGTAGGCGTCGTTCACCACCATGCGCTCAGCCATGCCCTCGACCACCGAGAGGCCAGCGGCCTCCAGTGCGTCGTGAACGGCCTTGGCCTCGGTGGCGAACATGGCCGGGACGGCCGAGAGGTCGTGCCACGACTTCTCGAAGGCGGCGTGCATCGCCGTGCCCTGGTCTCGACGGATTGTCGCCCCACCAGCCGTGGCGGCGTCGTCAGCGAGAACATTAAGGGCCTTACGGTCGTCCTTATCGACCATTGCGGCCCGAGCGGCAAGGTCAGGACGGGCGCCAATGCCGATGGCGACCATGCGGGCCTTCCACTCGATCAGCGCCTGCTGGTCGTCGAGCGTCTTGGCAATCGTGGTCGCTCGGGTGTAGCCGATCGGCTTCGATCCGCCTGGTGGCAGCACCACGTAACGACCCCACCGGTCACGTCGGGTCGGCAGCGCGAGCAGCTCGTCGATGGTCATCACTTCTCCTTGGGGATTCGGGGACTACAGGAAGGCGTCGATGGACGTCAGACGGATGCCGAGGCGCTTGCGCTCTGCGGCGGCGTCCTTGTGGCCCATGCCGGCCCAGATGCCGCGCTCGCGGTGATTCAGCACCCACTCACGGCAGTGCGGCTTGACCCGGCAGGTCTTGCAGATCGCCAGCGCTGCGGCCTTGGCGCTGCGATCGTCGGCGGTCGGAAAGAAGATGTCGGTCTTGCCCTTGCACGCCGCACGGTCGGTCCACTCGCCGGGGAACGGGGGCATCAGTGAACGCCTCCGGCAGCGATGAGGTACTGGATCTCGGCGTTGGCGTCGACGAGGGTCGTGCGCATCGACTTGACCTGCTCGAGCAGGTCGCCGACCAGCGCCGTGCGCTCCTGGTCTCGCTCCACGAGGGCGTCGATCATCGCCTTGGCGTCCAGCAGCAGGTCGGGGTCGATGCCGCTCGGCGACGGGTTGTGGGCCTCGTACTCGGCGGCCTCTTCGAGCTGCTCGCAGATCACGTTGATCTTGTTGTCGCTGATCTCTTCCATCACGCTGCCTCCATCGCTTGCAAGATCGACAGGAAGCCAGCGCCGGACGTGGTGACGTACCAGTCGGCCGGCGAGCCCTTCCCACGGCGCTTGTGCCAGACCACGCCGACGGAGCGCTTGGCGTTCTCGGCCTGCTCGGCGGCACGGTCGACCCACGCAGCCAGCTGTGGCGTGGCGTGGTCCTTGACGTCGATGGATGGCATGACCGGCGACGGCAGCCACAAGTCGCCACGGTCGAGCGTGGCGCCGGCCGGGATGCGGTCGGCCGAGATGCCGTTGGCGGTCAGGTAGTCGGCCACCTGACGCTCGGCCCGGCTGCCCTTGGCCTTGGCGGCGTTCACCATCAGCCCCACACACCGATCACGATGTAGAGGGCGATGACGCCACCCACTAGGCCGAGGGCGATCGACTCGAGGATGACCCCGAGGTCGGTCTTCATCGGTTGTCCTCGGCGAACACCACCTTGAAGGCGACGAACGTGAGTGCTGGCAGGACCACCACCGCAACCACCAGCGGGGCGGTCGCTGCCAGCAGATTGACGAGCCAGTTGAGCGCACCCAACATGGCGAAGACGGCGAAGATCGCCATCAGGATCAGGACGTTGCGCTTCATGCTGCACCTCCTCGGTTGGCGGGGTGCCAGCGACGGCTCCCCACCTGGACGACCTCGGGCCGCATCGCTTCGTCACGGCCGGCGAGCTGTGCGGCGCACGGGTGCTGCGTGAAGTTCGCAGCGACGGTGGCGTTGCCACCTCCAAACGGGGCGAAGATGATGCTGCAGGTGGTGCAACGGAGGGCGGCGCTCATGCGGCACCTCGCTGCGGCTTCGTGGTCGACCGAGCGATCCATCGGTCGATCTCAAGGTGGTCGAACCAGAGCTTGCGCCCGATCCTCGTCACGGGGATGCGGTCCTCGGCGACGAGTCTGCGCGCGTAGCGCTCAGAGACTCCGAGGTAGGCGCAGAGACCGTTGAGGTCGAGCAGCCGGGTGGACGGTGCGGGGACTTCGGCTAGCGGCATGACGTGGAACGTACCGGAAGGAATACTTCCCGTCAAGGGTATTTAACTGCTGCTGCGGTAAGTAGAACTTCTGGTTATGCGCTTCCGCCGATTATCTCGGTACGTACCGGTTTACACTGGTAGGGCAATGAGCGATCGAAACAGCACCGACGAGCAGCGCAAGGCGTTCGGCGAAGCGCTGCTGTTCGCCATCTCGGCGTCGGGCCTCGAGCTCGGTGCGCTCGCTGCTCAGATCACCGGCGCCAACGTCGACACGGCCCGCAAGAACATGAAGGCGTGGACCAGCGGCGAGCGTGAGCCGTCTCGGCCCCAGGTGCTCATGCTCGAAGAGCTGCTCGGCCTGACGCCCGGTGCGTTGTCATGCCACCTCGGCTGGGTCCCAGCCGGTGCCGGTGGCTCCTCGCTCGACGTGGCGATCACGCTCGACCCGAGCCTCACCGATGCTCAGCGTCAGGCGCTCCTTCAGATCCTGCGCACCTTTCGCAGCAACTAGCGCATCGCGCATCCCCTGCACCGCTTGGACGACGATCACTCGTTCCTCATCCGTCCACGCATTGTCAGCGAGGATACCGAGGGCCATCAGGTAATCATCTGCTCCGCTCATGGTCGCAAACATACGTTTGTTCTGTGACCATTTCCATCGGTTTCATTTCGACGTCCTAAGCGTGTCGAGATTGGCTGCGAGCTCTTCGCCCACGCCGTCGAGCAGGTGCCCGTAGGTGTTGAGCGTGACGGCGATTGACGAGTGGCCGAGACGCTGCTGAATGGCCTTGGGATGCGCGCCCGTCGAGATTGCCAAGGCCACGGCCGTGTGGCGCATGTCGTGAATCCTCGGGGCGCCGACGATCTTGGGCGGCTTGCCCGGCGTGTAGACCTTTTCGGCCAGACCGGCCCTGACGCATGCCGGTGCCCAGACGTTGGCGCGAAATGAGTGCCCGATCGGTTCGCCGTTTTGGTTCACAAAGACGAGGCCGTCGTCGCCCTCCTGGCTGAACTCGGCCATGTGCGCCTCGAGGTCGCCGGCGATCGACGCGGGCAGCAGGACGGTGCGTCGGCTGCTGGCAGTCTTGGTGTCCTCTCGATGCCATTCGTCATCACGCTTCACCAGCTGCTCGGTGATGGTGAGGCGCTGGCCATCGACGGCGGACCGGCGAAGGCCGATGAGTTCGCCCCACCTGAGACCGCCATAGGCGGCGACGAGGACGAAGGCCCGGTAGCGAGGTGCGATGGCATCAGCCAGGCGCTCGACCTCGTCGGCGGTCAGGTAGTTGACCTTCGTGGCCGAGATGCGAGGCGGCTTCACGTTGCCGCAAGGGTTCGACGCGATCATCCGCCGGCGGACGCCCCATTCGAGCATCGTGCGCAAAGTCCGATAGTGGCGGTGCACGCTCGATGCGGCGTACTTCTTCGACTCCTTGGCAAGGAACCGCTGGATGGCATCGTCGGTCAAGTCGGCCACGGCCAGCGGGCCGAGCTCGGGCAAGATGTAGCGGTCGAGGTCCCGGCGGTAGGTGGCCAACGTGCCAGGGGCGAGATGGGGCGACGCGTCGAGCCACCGATCGGCGAGGGCGTAGAGCGTGGCTCGGCCCGCAGATGCGTCGACGCCTTCGCCCAGGCGAATCGACGTCTTGGTCTGCTCAAGAAATGCCACGGCATCGCCCTTGCGCGTGAAGTTCTTGGCCCGCTGTTTGCCCGCAGAATCGCGCCATCTGGCCTGCCAACGCCCACTTGGCACTCGCTCAATGCTCAACGTCAACCTCCTGATCGTGCACATTTCATGCACATGACCACAGATAAATGCGGTCAATCAGAGGTTATCGGGGTCACTCGCTCGATGGGGTGCACCAGGACAAAACAAGCCCCTGACCTGCGTTGCTGCAGGCCAGGGGCTTAGAGGCGACGGTGGGAATCGAACCCACGTACGGGGCTTTGCAGCCACCTACCGTCTGGGTCGTCAAATGAGCGCTGAAATGGGATTTCTTCGGCACCACTCCCCTAGTCATGCACATTTCATGCACATTCGCTCAATGTTGACGGGCCGGATAGGTTGCCAATGCACGAACCCGATTAGGAGGCGTCATGGGTCTGTTCTCAAGGACGAAGAAGGTCGAGGCGCACAAGGGCGTCCACGATTGGGCGCAGCTGGTCGAGATGGCAAACATCAAGCCAACCGGCAAGGGCAAGCAGGCCGTGGTCGGCGAGTCCAACTATCAGCAGGCGATCATCGCCGCCGCTGGCGGGGTCAACGAGGCGGGCCAGCCGCTTCATCGAGACGTGTTGGCGCTCATCGAGCCCGACCCGCTCAACCAGCACGACAAGACCGCCCTGGTCGTCTTGGTCGATGGCAAGACTGTTGGCTACATCCCCAAGACGCACAAGTCATACGTCAAGAAGGTGATGAAGCAGCAGGACGCCAAGTACCTAACCTGCGTGGGTCACATCACCGGCCGAGCCGGAACGAGCCGCAAAGACGCCTACTTCCTTGGCGTTGAGCTCGATCTGGGACGCAAGACCGACGACTAGCCCCACAAAGCGAACAGCCCCCGCCACGGCTGTGCTGCAGCACAGGGGCGGGGGCTTGCTCGCGCAGACCGGCTCGGTTGTTGGCAATGCCCCATCGGGGCGCCAGTGGGCAGCGGCAGGGTGCTGACCTATCGAGCCGGCGATCAGGCCGCCGGCTTCTCGATCGGCACGACGGACGGGGTGCCCGCAGGGCCGATGTTCATGCTGACGAGCGACGTGAGCACCGAAGCGACCGTGGCGGTGGCGATGGTGCCGACGATCGACTTCCAGTCGGCGTGGAACCAGTCGAAGTGCGCAGCGACGACGAGTGCCAGGGCGCTTTGCGCTGCGGTCTTGACGGCTCGCTCGAGCAGTTGGCGGAAGAAGGTCTTGTTCATGGCGTGGGCCTTTCGGTTGGCTTGGGCTTGGGTGGGAACAGTTCCCAGACAGCGAAGAGACAGTCGGCGTAGCCAGCTAGGTCGACGATCGAGTCCCTGACCGTCTTGGCGTCGTGGCCGGCGTCGAGCGCCATGCCGATGCGGCTCAGCTTCACGCAGGCCATGAACGCCACCGCTTCGGTGACGCTCAGATCAACGCCCGTCAGTGCCTTGAAGAGCGCCGCCGTACGCGCGTAGTCGACGGCCGGGTGGCCGTACGTGTCGCCACGGTCGCCGTGGACGAGTCGGGCCGCCTCGGCGCTGGTCGAGTCCCAGGCGGTCATGCTGCAGGCCTAAACGCCACGTAGCACGACACACCATTGCGAGCGGTGGCGGAGCCGAGCGCCCATGAGAGGCTTCCCGACGGAGTGAACTTGAGGCCGTTGTTGTACGACCGGGCGTAGATGTTGCCTGCGGCGGTAAAGCTCCCCCACGTGGCGCTGAACGACAGGTCGGTGGTGTTGGAATCAAGCAGAAACGATTGAGACCCGGCAAGCGAAGCAAACCCAATGGCCAAAGCCCCAACCACCGTTTTTGCAGGACTTGAGCTCATTGAGATTCCGTTACCGCTGCTCCATGACCCAATGGCCGTGTTTGTCGTGTCGATCGGGCTCGCCGCATAGGCGCCCGAAACCTCGGTGATCGAGGCGGCGGCGACCGTCCCGGCCGACCAGGTGACGTTCAGCGTCGTGCCACCCGAGGCCACGTTGCCGCTGGTGAGCGGGACGTAGAACAGGTAGCCGCAGATGCCGGTGGTCAGGTTGCCCGTGATCTGCGTGGCGGTCGTGCCGCCATAGGTCACCGTCGGCGATGCCAGGGCGTTGTTGTTCGACACCATGACGACGAGGAGGTTGCCGGCGACGGGCGTCTGCGCCAGCGTCACGTTCGTGCCCGGCGTCGTGATCGAGGTGGTCCAACGGACCTCCTTGCGCTGCGCCGTGACCTCCGTGACCGCCTTGGCAAACCGAGCGTCACCAAGCGCATGAGACGAGCCAGCAGCCACGCTGCCACGGATCGGGCTCATGCGAACTTGGTCAGCGCGGCGAAGACCGTGTAGGTCGGCGTCGCTGCCGTCTTGACGATCGTGTAGGTGTAGATGTCGTAGGCGCTGGCGTCACCAGCTGCGGGCGACGCACCGTTGAGCCACTTCATCGTCACGCCGGTGGCCGTGCCGTCAATCTGGAACGAGCCAGACGGGCAGTAGTAGGCCGTGGCGCCGTTGTTCGTCATCACCGTGACCGTGACGGACTGGCCGACGCTCAGCATTGAGGCCAGCGTCGTCGAGCCATCGCCACGCACGTTCGTGGTCCAGTTGGCGGTCGGGTTGATGGTGAAGAGGTAGGCGCCGGCCGTCTTGATCGACACCGTGGCGGCGGTCGAACCGCTCAGCGTGGACGAGCTGTCGACGCTGACGACCTCGAGCGCGCCCTGGAAGGCGCTGTTGGCGTTGAACGACCCGGTGGCGCCCGTGGCGCCCGTCGCTCCGGTGGCACCTGTGGCGCCCGTCGGACCGGTCGGGCCGGTGGAGCCTGTTGCACCCGTGGCGCCCGTCGGGATCGTGAAGTTCAACACGGCGGCCGACGAGGTGCCCGTGTTGCTCACCGATGCCGACGAGCCAGCAGCGCCGGTCGTGGTCGAGCCGACCGAGACGGTCGCCGCCGCACCAGCAGCGCCAGCCGGACCCGACACGCCGTCGAGGTTGACCGTCCAAGGGCCGGTGCCCGAGCCAGAGCCGACCAACGTGGTCATCTCGGCCACCATGGCGCCCGACGAGGAGTCGTATGACGTGACGGTGCCGACCATGTAGTTGTTCAGCGACAGCGACACCACGACGCCCTGGTTGGCCGACCAAGCGAGGCCGGTGCCCACGGTGAAGCTCTTGGTCCCCGTCCCGAGCGTGATGCTCGAGGTGCTGGTGGTCTTGAACTTGTCCCCCGCCGCCCCGGTGGCACCGGTGTCGCCCTTGGGGATCGTGAAGTTGAGCACGGCGGCCGAGGTGGTGCCGGTGTTCGAGACGGCCGCCGACGAGCCAGCAGCGCCGGTGGTGGTCGAGCCGACCGAGACGGTCGCGGCGGTGCCAGCAGGACCGGTCGAACCCGTGGGACCGGTCGGGCCTGCCACGTTCGAGCCGATGGCCGTCACGAGGGTGTCGGTGGTGCGGATGATGGTCGCCGAGTCGGTGACCTGCAGGATGAGGGCGTCGGTTGTCATCGGGTCGGGCTCTGGCTGATCTTGACGGGGCCTTCGAGAAGCGTGGTGACCACGCTCGAGGAGGTCTCACGCAGCGACCAGACGGCGTCGCCAGGCGTGAGGGCGGCGGTGGTCGTGGCCGAGAGCGTGGCGTTCATCGTGCCGGCCGCGCCGCTCACGATCGAGCAGCTGAAGGTCGCCAGGGGCGACGTGTCGTCGATCGCAGCACGCAGCTGCGCCGTGTAGGTGCGGCCGGTGATGTTGATCGCCGCGCCGTTCGAGTCCTTCATCGTCACCGATACCGTCTTGGTATCGCCGATGACGATGTTGAGCGGGTAGTTGGCTGGATCAGCCATGGGTGTCCTCCCTGCAGGGTTGGTCGAGTCAGAGCGGCAGGCCGAACACGGAGAGGCCGTGCTTGCGAGCCATGTAGGTGGCGAGGGGCTTGCCCTCGTAGCGGCGGCACAGCTGATCGAGCGAGATGAACCGAGGATCGGCCACGCCGTTCTCGACCTGCTCAAGGAGGATCACGCCTCGCCAGTGCGCGTTTCCCTGGGTTCCCTTGTAATCCTCGGCGTGCACGTAACAGGCGCCGGCGATGATTCCCATCTGTTGAGTGCCGTCGGTGAGGAACCGCAGCGCATAGTCGAGCGTTTGCTGGTGCCCCATGACGAACGAGTGGCCCACGGTCTTGAGCCGAGCCAGCGCATTGCCGCCGTAGGGCCGACCCGTCATGGGTGCGGCGTAGTAGTGGCAATACCAGATGCCGTCGATTGAGATCGGGGTGAGGAACGGGACCACCTCGTAGCCGTGATCGGCGTAGTTGAGGTGGTCGGTCGACACCAGGCCGAAGAGCTTCGGGTCGTCGTTGGCGGCCCGGTCGATGCGATCCTCGTGGTTCCCCAAGGTGATGACCCGGCGGGGTCTCCACTTCTTCTCCTTCATCGCCCGACGGTGGGCGTTGAAGGCGTCGAGCGGCTCGTTGAGCACGTCGAAGGCGGCGTTGGCGGCCTCGATGTCAAGCGAATACCGGCGACCCTCGAACGAGCGCTTGCCGACGTCATAGGACGACAGCGAAGGCATGTCGGCGTGGTCGCCAAGGTGAATCACCACGTCGGGTCGCACGTCGACGATCAGCTGGCCGATCCAACGCAGATGATCGACCGGGGTGCCGTCCTTGGCTTGCGTGTCTGGGATGACGAGATGCGTGGTCACAGGCCACCCTTCTCTTCGAGGTCAGGAAACGCGACGCCGTGGCCCGTTGTGGCTGTTTTCGTGTCGGTCCAGGCGTTCAGCCACGTCGTCGATCTTGCGGTCGATGCGATGAACCGTCGTGTGGAGGTCGAGGAGGTTGTCGCGCACGTCGGTGACAAGGGCACGGCCCTCGGCGTGCTGCTCGGTGTTCTCACGACGCACCTTGGCGACCTGCACCCAGAGCATCGTGATGGCGCCGATCATGCCGATGATGCCGCCGAACAGGGCGGTCAAGGCATCGGCGCTGATGACGCTCACAACCCCATCGCCTTCCACGTCTGCGGGCCGACGATGCCATCGACGCTCAAGCCCTTGCGGGTCTGGAAGGCACGGACGGCCGCCTCGGTGGCCGGGCCGAAAACGCCGTCGGCGTTGATCTTGAGGCGCTGCTGGACCTGCGCCACGTCGGGGCCGGTGTCTCCTCGCCTGAGCGTGCGGTGCGACGCCTGGACGGGTGCGGTGCCCTGCATCGAGGCCCAAGTGGCAGGCCCGATGACGCCGTCAACGGCAAGACCGTGGGCAGCCTGCCAGTGGCGCACAGCTGCGTCGGTCTGGGGTCCCCACACGTTGTCGGCGGCAACGCCCACACGAGCCTGCACGGTCGCCACAGAGACGTTCGGGACCAAGACGTGCTGCGCCGGGTTGGAAGGCGTCACAGGGCTTACAGCGCCCGATCCGCCCTTCGTGGTGTCGAAGCGCAGGTAGCGCTGCGGCTGACGGCCGTCCTGGCTGACTCGGCAGTAGTTCGGGTCGCCCTGCTCGCCGTGGCTGACGGTGAGTGGGTCGTTCCCCGCCTCGACGACGAGGGCGGTGTGCCAACCGGTGCCGGGGCCGTAGACGATCACGTCGCCAGGCTGGACCTGAGCGAGGGTGATCGGCGTTCCGTGGGCGAGGAGCGTGCCGGTGTACCCGGTGCCGTTGTAGCCCTGCCCGTTCGGGTCAGGAGCGCCGGCCCACGAGTAGCAGTAGGTGACGAAGGCCGAGCAGTCGCAGAAGATCGGGCCATCGCCTGGGGCGCGGACCTGTGCCATGCGCTGCGGGCCCTCGGTGTAGTTGAACCGGCCGTGGTTGGCGACGCCCCACTTGGCCCAGCTCACGATGTCGGAGCGAGCGTCGGCCATTAGTCGTTGTAGAAGGACAAGCCGTCAAGCGACGTGATGACGCTGAGCAGCGGGCTGAGGTTGCCGCTGGTGTCGACCGACACCTGGTTGAGCGTGCCGGTCGAGGAGACGCCGAGCAGTGACTGGTTCGTCTGAGGCCTGTAGCCGGCCGGGAGCGTAAAAGCCGTCGTGTTGGCGGTGCCGCTCGTGATCCGACCGCGCAGCTGCACTCGGTTGCCGACCTTGCGATAGGCGGGGGTGATCGACCCGGCCACCCATGAGTTCGAGAACGACGAGATGGCGATCCAGTCGGAATCCTTGCCGATCTGGTTCATCTGTGTGGCGGTGAGGACATCGCCAGAGTTGAAGTTGACAGCAGCCATTGATGCTCCCTGCTAGTAGGCCAGACGGGACGAATCGAGGACGCCCTGGTCAGCGTCGTCGAGGATGAAGTAGTTGGCTCGATCGTTTGACCCGAGCGAGTACGTCACGAAGTAGGCGGATGACGAGGCGTCGAGCGAGTAGGAGATCCCCTCGATGATCGAGTCGATCGAGATCACCGAGGGCGTGCCCGTGCCGGGCGGCGTGCGCTCGACCGTGACGGCTTGGCCGATGTCAAAGGCGCAAAGGTTGGCTGCGCCCTTCAACTTGGCGATCGCTCGGCTGTCGACGACGCCGACCAGCTCGACGCCGATGGTGGCAAAGCGGATCTCCGGCGTTCCGTAGGAGTAGGCCAACCACTCGCACAACGACTGGACGTCCGGTGCGTTGGCGCTCTGCAAGGAGCTGAGCGACAACGTGCGGCCGAAATACTTCGCCACGCTGGCAGCGTTCGTGACCGTCTTGTTGATCGCCACGCCCGACGTGCCGCCATCGGTCGAGCCGGTGACGATGTTGTAGAGCAGCAGCGCTTGGCTGGCCTGCGTGATGGCGTTGTAGCCGCAGGTGCCAACGGCAAGGTCGGGGCTGGTTGTCGAATCGGTGAAAGTCACCGACAACGGCGTGAGGGCCGGGACGCCGTGGAATCCGATCTGGTAGCGGTCGTAGAACGTCAGCACGCCGAACCGGTCGATGAAGAGCAGCCCGTTCTCTGAGGCCGAGACCGCTTGGAGGTACTGCAGGGCGTCGCCAGTCGGGCGGCTGTCCTGAATAATCGTGTTGCCGGCGTCGATGTTCCTCGTGGCCGGGAACCCGACGTAGTCGAGCACCTGGCTGATGACCGTTCCGGGCAGCGCCGAGGTTACATGGATGCCGTCGATGGGCATGTTGGCCAGCAGCGTGAACGCGTCGACGCACGTGAACGTCGTGGTGCACGTGCTCGGCATCTCGTAGTTCACGCTGACGTCGTCCACGTAGCCAGCGAAGACCATCTGGCCGGCGATGAACACTTGCACCTGTGCTCGAGGTCCGACGTTCGGGTAGTACGGCGAGGCCGTGTTGGACGGGTCGAACGAGCGGTCTTCGTTGCGCAACGTGAACGACGCCGTGCCCGCTTGGAACTGGTCGGTCTGACGACTGCGGCCACGGGTGACCGAGACCTGCCCCGAGACGTAGCTGCTCACGTCGATAAAGACCGTGTCGGCCAGCGTGTAGGTCGTGTCGTTCAACTTGCCCCTGGTGGGGTCGTCCAAGGTGAAGAAATCCCCCAGGGTGCCGGTGGCCTCAAAGCCGATGAAGACCTCGACGGACGGGGCGGTCATCGGACGCCGGCGCCGGCCAATGAGCCGTTGCGCTGGGTCCAAGTCCGCAGAGCGTTGACGACCGCCTGCGGGTCAGCCCCGTGGACGTGGATGGTGATGTTGTTCCCACCCATGGCGTGATGAGGGACGATCGTTCCCGATCCTCGAGGCACGAAGAGCTCGGGACCTTGTTCGCCGACGATGTAGGGGCTGCCACCGTCGACCGGGCCACCCATGGCCTTGAACTTGGGAATCTTGGGAACGCTGAGCTCATCGCCGCCGATGATCGGCACCCAGCTCGGCACCTTCCAACTCAACTTGCCGACCGTGTTGTTCCACAGGTCGGCGATGCCGTTGAAAGCCGCCTTGAACGGGGACGTGATGATGTCGGAGATGGTCGAGAACGCCGTCGTGACGGCATCTTTGATCGTGCCAAACACGTCGATGAGGGTCTTGACGCCGTCCTTGACCCACTTGAAAACGGCCTTGATGTCCTTCCAAGCGGTCTTGATGTTGTCGACGACGTCGCCAAAAACCTTCTTGACGACCGGCCAGATCTTCTTCCACGCCGGGATCAGGTCGTTGACGATGAAGTTCTTGATGGCATGGAACACCGGCTTGATGAAGTCGTTCCATGCCGCCTTGGCGGCGTGCTGGATGGCGTGCCACACCGCCATGACGCCCTTACGGAACCAGCCCCAATGCGTGTACGCATAGATCACCGCTCCAACGAGCAGGGCGATGATGGCGATGATGAGAAGGATCGGCCAGGTGGCCGCCAACGTGGCAGCAGCGGCCATAATCATTTCGGCGACGTAGGCGACCAGGACGGCCAGCACGACGGTGCCGACGATGGCGGCAACGGCGTAGAGCGCTGCCTTGTGCTTCGTCAGCCAGTCCACGGCCTTGGTCAACCACTTGACGAGCTTCTCAACGATCGGGACGAGCTTCTCGCCGAGCTTGGCGGCCATGTCGCTGACGGATGCCTTGGCGGCATCCATCTTGCCCTTGAGCGTGCCGGCGGCAGCGTCGGCTGAACCCTTGAAGTGCTGCTGGAGGAGCTGCAACATGGCGGCAGACTTCTGCGCCGGGTCCTGGATGTTCGACACCGATTCGGGGATGGCGATGCCCATCTTCTTGGCTGCCGTGGTCGAGCCCGCCATCGTCTTGGCGAGGAGGTCGCCAGCCTTGGTCAGGTCGACGTGGCGGTTCTTGGCAACGTCGGCGGCGAGGCCCATCAGGTCCATCGACTTCTTGGCGTCGCCGTTCACCGTCGTCATCCGAGCGATGGCGCCCTCGGTCTGGGCGTTTGTGTAGCCGTACTTCTCCAGCTGCGTCGAGACCTTGGCCAGCTTGTTCTTGTGCTCGTCGATCGACGTGCCGGCGTTCTTGAAGGCGTTCTCCAACTGCACGTGGGCGTCTTCGAGCTCGGAGGTCTGGTCGACGGCGAAGGCCGCCATCGTGCCTCCGATGGCAGCGAACGAGGCAGCGATCGCTCCCCCGGCCTTGCTCATCTTCGTCGACGTGTTGCTCGTCTTCTGGGCGAGCTTCTCAAGGTCACGCTGCGCCTGGTCGAGCCCCTTGGAGTCGAACTGGCTGATGACGTTGATGTTGACTGCCATCGAAGCCCTCGATCCTGTGGGTTAGCCGAGCAGACGCTGCAGCTCGTTCTCGTACTTCATGACGGTCTCGGCGACGTCTCGGGAAATCGCCTTCTCGCCGCCCTTCTCATCCCATGCCGCCCAGATGAGTCGGGAAGGTTCGCCGCCTCGTTCTCGCAACATCGAGACGAACGTGCGGCCCGCCACGGTCTTGCCGTGGCTCTTGCGGCCTGCCAACTCGTAGATCGCACCAGGAGCGCTCTTGTTGGTGATCCGCCAAGCGGCAGAAGTGGCAGATCCTCGAGAGCGCTTGCCGCCTTGACGGACAGCGATACCTCGTTGCACCACGTTGGTATCCCACGCCCGATCGGCCCATTTGCCGTTGCCCTCGGTCTCGGGTGTCCACCCGCTGAGGGGCGTTCCCACTTGTCCGGCCTTGGCTTTGGCGAGACTGGACACCGGAGTCAAGAAACTGCGGATCTCCTTGTCCATCTTCTTGCGAAGATCGGGATCAGCCTGTTTGAGGATCTTCTTGAACCGGTTGTAGCCATAGAGGACAACCTTCGTCTCTTCGGTGGCCATCGCTACCTGCTCCGCTCTGCCTCTCGGGCTTGCTCCTTGAGGACGGCCAAGATCGCCAGATACATGTTCGGCTCAAGCTCGAGGAGGTCGAGTGGCGAGATGCCCGTGGCGACGCTGACCTGCGCGATCTGGTAGGTCAGGCTGTCTCTAAAGGGACTCGCTTGGCGTCTTCCACCGGTTCGACGTTCTCGACCTCATCGAGCCACTCATCGAACGGCTTGGTCGGGCGCCCTGTGATCTGGGTACCCTTCCAAGCCGCCCAATAGATGGCCTCGAAGGATGCACCCTCTCCGAAGAGATCGGTCATCGGCTTGGAGAAGTGGCGCTCCAGCTCGACGATGACCTTGGGCGTGATGTTGACCTCATACGCATCGCCCTGAGTGGGTTCGATGCGGAGACGCATGAGGGCGGCCACGACTAGCTCGTCGCCTTCGTGATGGCGCCGTCGATCGGCCAGGTGATCGTGGCGGAAGCCAAATCGCCGACCTGCACGTCGAGAGGCGTCCAGTCCGTCACGAGGGCGACGAAAGTGTAGGACGGGTTCGTCGCCGAGGCAGTGGTGCCATTGGGCTTGATGACGATGGTCGTCGTCGTGCCGATGAGCGAGTAGATCGACGCCTCGACCGAAGAGGCCGAGAAGTCCTGGTTGAAGTCCAGGGCGACCTTGGAGTCGGCGAGACCAGCGACGCGACGCTTGGCGGTGCTGCCGAACGTGGTCGTGTCGAGCTCGGCGCGCGACGTGGACAGCGTCACCTTGCGGATGCTCGACGAAAGGTCGACGCCTCCCACGGTGATTGTGGCGTTGGTGATGACCTGTGCCATGAGGCTCAGCCCTCCTTGTTGGTGTCGGCCGGTGCGGCCTCGGTTGTTGCGATCAGGTGGCCCGACTCGATGAGCCAGTCGACGTCGAAGCCGACGAGCTGCTCTTCGGTCAGCGTGGTGCCTGGCTCTTGGCCAAGCACCAGGAACGGGCCGGTGATGGTGTAGGTCACGCTTGCTCCTATGCGTAGACGGTGACGTTGAACTCGCAGCTCAGATAAGCGGCATCGCCAAGAGAGAGAGGGCGGACGGCGATCATGTTCTCGACGATCAGGCTCTGGCAGATGCCGTTGAGGGTCTGATCGACCTCGAGGGCGGCTCGGATCGACTGGCTGCCGTCGTAGGACACCCATCCGTCGATCTGTCGCTGCGCTGAGCGGTCGCCCATCCGACCGGCCACCAGGGCAACGAGGAACTGCCACTCGGACGTCCCACCCGCCATCGTGCGGTGGTAGGTGATGTTCTGCAGCTGCACGACCGCCATCGGTGGGTTGATCTGCTCGGGCAGGTGGTCGGCGACTCGCAGGCCGGGCACGGCGGCGAGGGCCAGCGACAGCGCCTCATGGATCTGTGACGCCGAGCCGCTCATGCGAGGGTGGCGGTCTTGTACGGCGCCAGCATGCGCTGGACATCGGGGTCGATGTTGCGCACGGTGATGGCGCCGAGGTCGCCGAAGCCAGCCACGCCGAGCAGCGAGTCGCCACGCTTGGTCAGGCGACCGGCGAGGAGGATGCACGCGCTCTTGACCGGGTAAGGGATCGCCGGCCAACCCCAAACGGCCGTGACCTTGATCGGAGCCGGAGCGTTCTTGGTCGGGAACGAGCCGGGGGTCGTGGCAACGATCCGGGTGATGCTCATCCCCTTCGACACGGCGTTGAGCGGCTCGACCTGGTACTGCGAGGCGCTCAGCGTGGTCGAGTAGGACCCATCGCCGCCGGTGTCGACCTTGACGACGAGGCCGGTCGTGCTCGAGATGTCGTCGGTGAGCACGTAGCTGCTCGATGGGGCGACGTAGACCCGGTCGGTGGCGGTTGCGTCGACGTAAAAGCGGCGGTCGCAGTAGTCGTCGATGACCCGGCTGGCCTCTTCGATGCGGGCCTCGAGCATGGCGTCGTCGACGTTGTCCACGATCCTGAGCACGGCCTTGAGATCGCCGAGCGTGCAGTAGCCGTTGGTGATGCTCATGGCAGCGCTCCTAGATCCCCGGACCCTTCCAGGGGTTGAAGATGACGGTCAGAGCCACGATCGGCAGCGCCCAGGCGGGCACGGCGGCGACGGCAGCGAGGGCGACGACAGGCGCGGCCCATTGGTAGAGGCGCACGGCGTCGGTGGCGACGGCGAGCTGTGCGTAGCCGATGCCGACGGCCACGACGGTCTGGGTCGTGAAAGCGGTCACGCCGGCGAGCAGGCCGCCCCATGGCAGCACCATGAGCTGCGGGTCGAGCCAGCGGCCGGCGTGGTACTTGAGCGAGGCCTTGAACGGGTGAGCGATCACCCAGGCGTTCTCGGCATCGAGCACGTCGGGGCCTTGGCGCATGCACCAGCGGACTCCGACGGGGATCAGACCGACGAGCAGCAGCGGGTTCCACGCATAGACCGCAGCCCAGATCGGGGCGGTCTCACGAGTGCAACCGGCCAAGAGTGCAAGCACAATGGCGATTGGCCAGCAGACCGACAACATAAGCGCAGCGCCGAGGGCCAGCGTCATGCCAGCGGCATCGACCAAGACTGGGCACCGGACGTTGAACATGAGGCCCGGCAAGAAGGCCACGCAGGCCATCCAAGGGCTTCGGGTGTAGATAGCCGTGAGCACCCCGACGAGGGCCACCGAGGACCAGCTGATGGCCCGCCAGACGTTCTCGTTCTGGCCGGCGATGGCTGGAAGCAGCCAGCGCAGGTGAAACGGGCGGGCGACCCGCCGTTGCGCCATGGCGAAATAGCGGGCGCCGTCAGGAGTCAGCATCGAGCGTGGTGACCGCTGCGTGCATGAGGCGGAACATGGTCTCGTCAAGGACGTAGTGCGTGCCCTTGACGTGGCCGATCTTGGCGCCGGTGTGGACGTAGATCGGGATGCCTGCGGCCTTCAGGTGCTCGCAGAAGATGACGTCTTCGCCCATCCAGGTGGTCTTGTCGGCGCTTGGGCCTTCGTGGAACCACGACCACTCGCCCTGGTCCTGCTGGGCCTGCACCTTGAGCAGCGCTGAGCGGTGGACGAGGAGGAACGCAGCGCCGGTGGCGTCGCACTCGACGAGCTGGTTGTCGGGGTAGTCCCAGAACGGGCGGTACTTGCCGTTCGGGTTGCGGTGGTAGATCGTCGGCAGCAGCGTCTGGAACGGGCCGGCGAACTGGCCCGAGTGGGCGAAACACAGGCCGCCCACGACGGGACGCTTGGTCGGGTGCGCTGCCTCGAGCACGGTCGTGAACGATTCGACCGGAAACGACATGTCGGAGTCGACCAGCAGCGCCCACTCGTCATCGGACGAGCTGAGGAACGTGGAGATCGACGAGTTGCGGCCCCGAGTGATCGCCCCACCTGACCGGACGATGACCCGGCCGTTGATGACGTGGCTCTGCGCTCGGAAAATGTCGGCGATCGACACGGCGAAGTCGGACGTAACCTCGCCGTTGTCGAGCCAGACGACGGTGACCTTGCCGTTGGACTTCATGGGGCTGCTCCTCGGGGAAAGGATCGGGGATGGTGGGGATGGCGGGCCTGAGCGCGTCCCCGTCGCACTCAGGCCCGCCGACTTGACAGCTGTTCGGACTAGTAGCCCGACGGCGCTGCGAACCCGGTGCCGGAGCAGACCGAGATGGCCCCGCTGTACCGGCGCGAGGTGAAGGCGCTGTAGCTGTAGACCTGCAGGCGCACCTGGAGGGTGTTGGCGTCGGTCTCGAACAGGACGCGGGTGCGAGGGGCACCCTCGAACAGCGCGAGGTCCGAGAAGCGGGCCACGATGACGCGGTCCTGGTTGGTCGAGTACGTCGAGCCGATGTTCGGGTCGAGGTAGACCGGGAGGCCGAGCATGGCGCCGACCGAGCCCTGCGCCTGCGCGTCCGTCATGACGCCCACGGCGTTGAACGGACCGCCGGCGTTCGGCACGACGAGCGGGCGCCCGTTGCCGTCAGCCTGCGAGGACAGCCAGTACCAGCGCTGCGGGTTCATCACGATGGCCTGCGCCGGGAGGAACCGGGTCTTGGCGACCTGCGAGACGGCCTGAGCGATGGCGGTGTAGACGCCGGTGCCCGTGGGGGTCGTCGCGGTGTACGTCACCGAGTTCGTCGCCGTGTTGGTCAGGATGCCCTCGTGGGCGCCCGAGGTGCCACCACCAGCGATGACGGCGGAACCGATGGCCGCAGCGTGGGCAGCGATCAGGTCAGCGAACACGACCTGGTCGAAGTTGATCGGGCTCTGCTCGAGGAGGCTGAGCGCGAAGACCTGCTGGCCGGCGTAGGTGTTCACCGGAGCGGTCACCGTGGCGGTGGTCATGTCGGTGTTCGACGCAGCCGAGTTGTCCGTGGTGGCGGTGACGGTCGAACCACCCGAGATCTTCGGAAGGTTGATCGAGTCGGTGCCGGCGGGCAGCTCGAACTTGCTCGACAGGTCGGCGGTGACGCGACCGGCACGGGCGAGCGAGACGAACTGGTTGAGCAGCCACAGCGGCGGGACGAACTCGCCGCCCTGACCGTCGGTGCGGCTCATGTTGGTGCGGAGCTCGATGGCCGTCTCGTCAGCGTGACGCTGCAGACGGGCACGGGCCTCGCCGTCCCACACGCCAGGGGCCTGCGCCAGGGCGAGGTCCTTGAAGTAGGAGTGCGAGCCGCCCTGACGGTACGTCATGGCCTCGGACTTGACGGAGACGCGTGCCTCGGTGGCGTCGGTCTCCTCGGACGGGATGGCGGCCTCTCGGGCCTCGGTGGCGGCATCCATGATGCTGCTCCCTTCGTTGATGCGGGCCTCGATCTCTTCGATCTCGGCGTTCTGGGTCTGGATCGCCTCACGCAGTTCGGTGAAGCGAAGGGTCTCGTCGGCACTGAGTTCCGAGCGCTGCTCGGCCTCGGCGGCGGCGGTGATGGTCTCCATCTCGGCGACGAAGGCGTCTCGCTCTGCGAGGCGCTCACGAAGGGTCGAGCGGAGAATCTCAAGGACGTCCATGACGTGCCTCCTTGGTCTCTGGGTGATGCCAGGTGCTCACGGGTGCGCGTCAGGTGACCGGGGCGACCGGTCGGCGTAACACGCGGCGCGTGGAGCGGCGTGGCTTGGGTATGACTGGCGACCGCTAAGCGGTCAGGGCGCGGAGCTCAGCGAGAGCGTCCGCCGTCGAGAGCGAGCGGGCCATTGCCGGCTCGTCCTCTGACATCTCTTCGGAGTCGCCCGAGGCGTCCTCGGCCTCGTCGACCTCTTCCCACCAGTCGAGGGCGCACAGCACGTTGACCAGTGCGCGGATCGACTGAGCGGCGGGCGAACCCGACTCGAGCTCGGCGGCCTCGCCGGCGATGAGCTGCGCAAGCAGCTGGCGGATCTGCTCGACGAGCGAGTCCTCCTGCGCCTCGGCCTCGGGGTCAAGGTCACGAACCTCGACGTCCTCTGGGGTGGTGTTGTTCATCTGCACGACGGTTGCCTCCGAGGCGGGATAGGTCACGACGCTGGCGTCGAAGAGCTGCACCTCTTTGATGCGGCGCTCGGTGTAGTCCTCGTTCCACTCCTGGCGGGTCACCCGGAAGGCGAAGGACATCTGGTCGGCGTCCCCGCGCAGGACCGCAGAGCGGACCGACTGTGCGTAGGGCGACGAAGGGTCGAGGTCGGCATCGACCATCATCCCGAGGTCGTCGGAG